GCGTCGACTCCAGGGTCACTTCGCCGGCGCGGACGCCCAGGTGGCGCACACAGCGCTGGCTATCCTCGTACTCCACGGAGAAGGACTTCAGCTCGTCGTCGCCGTCCCGGTCGTAGAACATGTTGAAGAGCGTCACGGTGTTGACCGGTTGGATGAACGTCTTGAACGTGCCGCCGGGGAGCCGGCCCGTTCTGGCGTTGAACTTCCGCTTGAAGAACGACACCGGGTTGAAGACCCAGCCCTGTCGCTCTTCCTTGACCGTGTACGCGTCGTCGTCAATGAGGAAGTACTTCCAGCTCGGCACACCGGGCAGTTCGCCGAACGCGGACTCCTCACAGATTCGCAGATAGGCTCTGCCCATGATTCAGTCTCCTGTCGTCACTCGAAGATGCCGTTGCCGGCAAAGGGGTTGATCCGTAGGTGGACCACCAAGTCGAACTCGATCTGGTAGATTGCCGCAGTGTCGTCTGCGTTCCTGGCCATGTAGCCAACACTCGGGCCGTTCTCGATCAGGGTCTTCTCCGCGCCCATGCTGCTCAGGCCCCAGTTGCTGTCCGCGTTGGTCGCGATGGCCTGGAGCACGTAGCAGAGGAAGCGGAGGGCCTTGAGCTGGTCCTGGTCCGCGGTGCGCATGTCGATGTGGATCGGAAACGGGTGTCCGGTAGCCACGTTGAAATCGAAGTCCATCTCGAACTCTGCGATGCGCATGATGATGCACGGCAGTTGCGCGAAATTGACTCGACCCTCCGCGTACTCCGCGAACCCGAACGGGTGATCCTTGTGGACATGCTCGAACGTGATCCATTTGCCAGTGTTCGCGGTCATGAACGCCGCGAGGTCCGCGTTGTTCTTCAACGCGTCGCGGATCGTCTCGAACGCAGTCTCTGGCTTGGCCTTGGCCATGGGCTAGAAGTTGTCCAGGGTGCCGGCGATGTCCTCGTTCATCGGATCGCCGTTGATGTCGTACTCGGTCTGATGAAAGACCGGTTGCTGGTCCGTGGTCGTCACGCTGATGAACGGCTCGGAGGGGTTCACGACCGCGGCGTCGTCGGGGCTCCACAGCGCGCGTCGCCCTTCCTTGATGTCGTCGATCTGGTGTCTCGCCCAGTCCGCGATCTGCATGAGGTGCGCGTCGACGCCTCCTCTGCGCAGTTCGAGATGGTAGAGCGCACGGATCGACGTGAGCCGCTGGAGAAACGTGTCCGCGTCCATGGCCGCGACCGTGAAGTCGTTGCCAAGCAGGCCGTAGACTTCGGCCTGCGCGTCGCTGATCGCGGACGTGATCGCCAGCTCTTCCGTAGCGTCGACAGTGCCGTCGTTGTCCGCGTCGCCGAGCGCGTCGATGCGATACTCGTGCGCGACTTGGTCCAACGTGGCTCGATCAGTCAGTGCCATCGGATCAGCCTCAGTGATGCCCGCGGGTGCCGGGTCTTACCGACCCGACACCCACGAGGCCGGGGGTTGCTTACGTCAGCACGTCGTCGAGGATGTACAGCGCGTCGGTGCAGACCGCGACTTCATCGTTGATGATGCTGGCTTCGACCATGTCGCCCTTGCGCTCGTCGACGCGGTACTCGCTCACGAGCACCGTGCCAGCGCCGCCCTGGTTCACGCGGAACTGCACGCCGGCGGTCATGGTTTCCTGACCGACCGACGGAGCCACGTAAGCCAGCACGACTCGGTCCTCGCTCCAGATGCGAGCGATGGACTGCGCGAGGCCGGCGTTGGCCGTGTTCGCGATTGAGCCAGGGATCATCACGCGCAGATTGAACATCGTGGGCGGCAGGTCGCCGTTCACGAGCAGATCGCTCTGCGTGTAGCGGATCAGGTCGCGGATCGTCGAGTCCCGTTTCGCGACTTTGGCGACTGCGGGCGGGATCACGATCAGGTTGGGCTCGACACCACACTGGAGGAGGAACGCCTCCTTGCCGGCGTCGATGTTCGTCTCGATCACGACGTTCGCGGCCGCGTCCCACTTCACAGCGGGGACCGCGCTGTTGATCGTGACCGTGTCGACGACGATGTCGTGGACACGCTTCTCGATCCCCATCCGAACCTTGTGGATAATCAGTTCGGTCGCGCGCATCTTCGGGCGGATCGGCGCGTCAGCGTTCCGCTGCACTCGGTCGGTGACGAGATGCCGCAGGGCATGCTCTTCCGCCGAGTAGTTCGCGGTCGACGTGCTCCACTCGATCTCGTTCGCGGTGTCGCCATCCGCACGCAGGGTCTCGACCGTGTCGTCCAGGTCGTCCTTGGTGAAGATGTGGTACGTGTCGGATTCCTTCTTGACCGGGACGATGGGGAAGAGGTCGTCCGCGACGAACCCCGGCCCGGCCGAGTACTTGATTGCGAAGTTGGTCAACGCTTGGTTGACGTGCAGGTCCTTGGCGCTGGGCATTTGATACTCCTCTGCCTTGCGCTAAGGGCGACCCGTGAGGGCCTGATGAAAAGCGGGGGTTCCATCGCCGCGTTCCATCGCCGCACGTTGAGGGGCTAGCGAATCGTCGGGCTCAAGCGAACCGTGACCAGCTCGTCGGCAGCCGCGGCATCGGAGAAGATGTCGCCGACCGCGTTCACGCCGGCCGAGCCGACCGCGTAGCCGATGACCTTGCCCGCGGCGTTCGGCACCGCGATGCGACCGCTCACAGCGGTCGTGTCGCCGGCCTTGCCGGGGTAAAGACCACCGTGGCACACCTTCGCGGTCGCGCCGCTCGCGCCGGAGTTCATGAAGAGGCCCAGGACTTCGCCATCGTTGATGGCCGAGGCCTGCGCGATCTTCTCCGGGTCCGTTGCGTCGCGCACCGCGACGTAGTACTGCGTAAAGGCGGTAGTCGCCTCGCCGCTGATCGTGTCTGCGGGCTTGCTCTGAATCTTGGCGGACATGCTTGGTTACTCCTGGTTGGGTGTCAGCTTTGTTGCGCTGGGGTTGACCGCGAGGGCCTATTGACTGTCCACAGCGACGAGGGCGTCCTCGTAACTGACGTTGTTCTTCTCCGCGTACTTCGTCGCCTTCGCGTCGAGGTCCGCAGACTTCGGATCGACCGGGCGCTTCTCGCCGTCGACCATGGTGAGCGACTTGGAGCCGGTCGCGCCCTCGTCCTCGTCCGGCGCGTTCGCATCGGATGCGACCTCGCTGAACTCGACGAGCTTGGGCAGCGACTCCAGGTGGGCCTTGAACCAGGCGCGAGGGCTCACGTCCTCGGCCTTGTCGCCCTCGCCGAACTTGATCGTGTCCACGTCGTCGCCGTCTTCCAGCGTCTCCATGAACTCGACCACGCCGGCCGTCACAATCGCGGGCGGCAGCTTGCCGTCGCCCGTGAGCTTCTCGCAGAAGCGCTCGATGTCGATGCGCGTCTGCTTCGCAGCGAGGTCCGCGGCCGCAGTCTCGCCGGCCTCGGCCTTGGCCTTCAGCGCGTCGCGCTCCTTCTTGAGCGCGGCATTCTCTTCGCTGAACTTGGCCGCGGCCTCGTCAGCAGCCTTCTTCGCTGCCGCGTCCACGAGAGCCTGCGTCTGCTCCTCGCTGAACTTCTTGGTGTCTTCCTTGTCGGGCATCGGATTGTCTCCTGTGTTTGCCTTGCGCGGCGGCGATCCCGCCGCATCGAACGAGTGAACCTCGTATGCCGGATCGTCCTCGTCGTAGGTCAGGGCCACGGCGTCGGACAGGCTCTTGACCTCCGGGATGTCTGCGCCCAGGAGCGCGACACGCCGCAGGGTCAGCCCGTTGCCGGCATAGTCGGGATAGAGTTCGGCTGATCGTTTCTTGTACTGCTTGCTCTCGATGGCCTTGGCGATCACGTTGGGCACGTCGCGCCACGAGGCCAAGAGCTTGCTGCCTACTCGCTTCAGGCCGGCCAGCCATCCGCCTGCGGGTAGACCCTCCTGCCGGAGGAACTTCTGATCCTCGGAATGGCCGACCACCAGCGGTGTGTCTATCAAGCCCTTCCGATGGTTTTCGATGATCGTGTCGAGGTCTGCGTTGGTGTACGGCTTGCCACGGTGCTCGCCGGCCTCGAAGACCTCCATGTCGCGAATCTCTGCGAACTCCTCGACCTCGCCGCCCGCGGGCTCGAACGTGTAGCTGCCCACGCCGCGCTTCTTCAGCCACGCCTTGGCCGCGTTCGGGTCGAACTCGGCCTCCGCGAACTGGTACGCGTGGATCTTGAGCAGGGCGTCGTCGCCGCCGCGCAGTCTGCCGCGGAGAATGGCCACGCCTGGAGCCTCTTCCTCGGCGTAAATCTCGCCGTGGAATTGGTCCGCGGCTCGAACGCGTGCAATGTGGTCGTTTTTCATGGGTCCAGACTCGCTTCAGATTTGCCCAGGAAGCCGTTCAGGAGCGTTCAGGGCGTTCTCGGACTCATATCGGCGACACATGGGTCGCCAAAGTCACGCGACGGCCTCCTCGACCGCCTGCCGGATGGGCGTCAGCCACTGCCGCTTGCGCCACATCGAGGGCTTGCGGAGGATCGGCCGGGCCTTCACGGTGAATGTCTCGCCGTCGATCTTTCGCAGCCAGTTGCGCATGCGGAAGTACTCGGGGTTCCAGTTGTATTTGGCGCGGCTCTTGCGCCCGCCCGGTGTCTTGCTCGACTTGCGCCCGGGCAGTCGGCGCATGACGATCTTGTCGAACCGCTTCTCGTCGAAGTCGAACGTGGCGGGATGGTCTTCCTGGTGCTCGGCCAGATACTTCACGTTGCTGCCGGCCTCGACGCGCAGCGTGCCGACCTTCAGCACGTTGCCCACGCGGCCCGGCGTGAAGCTGTTGAACGCACGCCCGGTGTCGCGCAGTATCTCCAGCGACTTGGCGCGCTTGAGCACGTCCTTCCAGGTCGCGATCTTCTGGAAGCCCGGCCCGGGTCGACGCTGGAGCGCGGACACCGGCCCCAGGCGCTTCCACTTGCCGCGGCCTCGGGCGTTCTTGAGGAAGTCCTTCTGTAGATCGCGGCACACCATCACGCCCGCGGCCTTGAACGCGGCACGCATGCGCTTGGACTTGCCGCGCAGGTCGCGCTTGATCTCGCCCAAGCGCTTGCCGAGGTTGCCGGTGACTTTGACTGTGAGCTTCATTCATCTGTTGCGAGTGCCGGGTTGGTTCGGAATCCAACGTCGGGCAGTGACCCTGTCGGCCGGCTCCATCTCGGCTTCTTGTCCGTGATGAAGACCGGGAGCACGGTGCAGCGGCAGTTGAAGCCGTTGGGGGGCCACCACTTGGCCCACACCGGGCTGTCCTCGGGGAACTTGCGGCTGTCCATCATGGCGTGTGTCTCGCGGGTCCGGTCGTCCATGACCGCGACATACTCGTAGCCTTGAATCCACTCCGCGACGCCGGGCTCGTGGAACTGCTGCCACGCGCCGACCGAGTACGCGGTTTGCACGTTCGTGCGGAACACCGTCTCGAGGTACGACGGCTTGGCCTTGCTCAGGCCCGCGCCGCGCATGATGCGGTTGGCGCTCGCCTGGAACTCGGCCAGGCTCGTGCCTTCCTCGACCGCTCGGGTGATCGCGGCCAGGATGCGGCCGGTCACGACCTCGTCGGCCACGTCGACCACTCGGAACGCGGTCAGCAGCTCGCCCGCGGCCAGCTCGTCGAACGCTGTGTCCGACATGGGCACGAGGCCGCGCAGGTAGGCGAGCGCGCCGGTGTAGTCGAGGGGCTCGGCGAACGGCACCGCGTCGGCCTGTGCATCGGCCAGGTGCTCGACCACGTGACGCCGCGCCACGAGCTGGGCAACCACGCGTGCGTCACGCACGGCTGCGGCAAAGTCACTGCGAAGATTCAAAGAGCGAAACGTGGGCAACCCGATGGCCAGGTCGCCTACGCTACTGACTGTTTTTTTTTTAGATGCGCGGCCATGCCGGCGCGGAAGTCGTCGAGGAAGCTGCTGCCGGCCGCGACCGCGTCGTCCTCGATCTGGTTCCGATCCGTGGCGATGCGTTTCATGGCACGGCCGCGGGCGTCGCCCTCGGCGAACTTGTCCTTGTCCTCGTCGCGGTCCTGGTCGCCGTCGGGAGGCCTGTTGGGGTCGCTGTCGCCGGGCATGGTGTCTGACTCGGTCTGCGCTTTGGCCGGCTGCGCCACGAAGAGTTCGTCGTCGTCGTCGGGGATCTGGTAGCCGGCGCGCTCGTATGCCTCTTCCTTCTTGACCGGCAGGCCCATGTCCACCAGCCAGTACTTCGAGGTCCGCGCATCCGACTCGCGGTCGCGCTGGCGCTCGTAGTCGATCCGCCAGTACGGGCAGGGCGCGGCCGGGCCGTAGTTGAGCGCGGTCCAGAGCTTCAGCGGATAGTTCAGCGTGGGCAGGAGTTCCTTGGCGTCGGCCTCGATATACTCCTGCTTGACATCGGAGTGCTCCTTGGCCTCCGCGCCCTGGCCGATGCCGGGCGCTCCCTCGCCGGTCGTGAGCGTCTGGCCGAGGATGCGCACGCGCTGCCATCGGGTCATGAGCTGCACGAAGTCGTTCATCGTGTCGAGCGCCGCAGTGCTCGCGAGTTCCTTGAACTCGAACTCCACGTCGATGGGCAGGATGATCCCGGTCGACCGGGCCATCTCTTCGAGCGCGGCCACGATCTGCGCTCGCTGCGTGCTGTCGCTGTTCTCGCGGTCGTAACGGGCGTAGGTGATGCCGCTCGCACGACGCTCGACGAAGATCGCCCAAAACTTGATCGCGTTCTTCTTGAAGAAGTACGGCCAGTACGTGAACTGATACTCGCCGCGGCCGTAGCGGTTCATGCCGGCGCGGTTGTGCGAGTACACGAGGAACTTGTTGGGATGCTGCGCCTCGACCGGCTCGCCGACGAGGTCGTTCTCCTTGGTCAGCATCATCAGTTGCCAGTCCTTGTCGAACTTGAACCGGCGCTGCGGTCGGCTGACCAGGTCTGCGATGTCCCAGCTCCCATCGACCTCGGCCCACATGATCTCGCTCACGCTGTACCCGTGGCTGATGCCGCGCATGACCTCGCGCAGGTCTTGCTCGAAGTCCGGGATGCGGGCAAACATCGCGGTCGCCTCGTCCGCGATCTCCTTGGCCGGGTCGCTGTCGTCGAACGGCTCGATGGTGCGGTCCTTCGAGAGCACCGCGTTGATCCGCGTCGTGACGAAGCTCGACATCTCCGGGTCTTTCCGGTCCATGTCGTCGTAGAGCTTGACGCCCTCGCCCTTGGACTCCAGCGCGATCACCTGGTCCGGGTTCTCGCGGGTGTTGCCGCTCCAGACCTGATCCCAGTCGGGATCGGAGCCGACCGTCGCGATCTCGCTGCCGTCGGGCCGCGGAGCCTGCTCTTCCGCAAAGCTCTCCGGCACCCAAATGTGACCGTGCTTCTTCATCTAGTACGTCTCGTATGGGGGCGCTGCGTTCACGCCCTTGACGTGCGCCCAGCCGTCGCCCGCGCCGACCATGGGCAGGCCCATGCCGCGGGCCACGTAGCAGTCGTATGCGTCGGCAAAGCGATGGTGGTCGGGCTCACTGGAGCGCCAGCGGTAGACTTGCGTGCCGTCGGGCCGCTCTTCGAGGCAGCGCTTGGGCGCGCACATCTGCTTGACGAAGTCGCCGCGCAGCAGGGTCTTCCAGTTGCGTGGCAGCAGGTTCTTCTGCTTCAGCACGTCCGCGGTCGCCATGTCGAGCAGTTGGGTACGATCGACGCGCAGCAGGCCGTCGTCCTCGTCCCCCAGCTTCGCGTTCGGCATGTCCTTGGCCGTGGCCGCGTCGAACGGGTCGATGCGGAACGCCTTGCGCCGGGAGCCGGTCCCGAGGCTGTCGGCCCACTCGATGGTCTTGCGGACCTCGGGCTCGGAGCAGATGCCGGTGCGGCGCACGTGGTAGCGCTTGGCGAGCTGCGTCAGCTCCTCGAAGCTCCTGACCCTGCCGATGAACACCGCGCGGCGCACGCCGGTATGCGGGTAGTCGCTGATGCGCACGTCCAGGTTCTTGCCCACGTCCACGCCCATCGTCGTGGCGCGGTCGCCGACGCTCTGCGGCATCATGTAGTCCCGGGCGCAGGCCTTGAGCATGTCCGCGGTCAG